TTATTCAACAAAGCCACTTGTACCATTCAAAGCACCTGTTAGAGTACCGCCAGATAATGCCAATGCTGAAACATCCGTAGGACTAAGGGTAATATTACTTGAAAGTGCTTTACCATTAACGGTACGTGCCATTGGTACGTAGTATGAATCATTATCTGATTTGAGCGGGATCTCTGTCCATGCTGTATCAGTATTACGAGCATACAGGTTTAGTTGCCCTTCACTTGTTGCAACGATTTGTGCGTACTTGTCGCCGCCGTTATCAGTGAATGCAATACCACCCATATCAACGCCAACAGTATTATCAGAACGTAAGGCAGGAACCTTAATGAAACTATTTGCTGATGGGATTGATGATTCAACATGTGGAATTACTTCTCCATCTGCACCAACACCATAATCACCAATACGTAAGTTTGCCGGATCTGTAGCTGTACCACGTGAAACAATTTTTGTTGGAACAAACGTATATGTACGATCATAAACTTCATTTTGATCCGATGAATCTTGATAACTAGAAATCATACCATTAAGAATAATATAATGTTGTTCTAGTGAAGTGCTAGATTCATATAAGGCGATTTTTATTTGAAATGCATTGCCATCGTTAAATGCATTTGCTAGATAGATGTGAGAGTCGTTATCTGCAATATAGTGTACTACAATCGATACTGAATCAATTGTCATATTACCAGAAAGTACTTGCACCCATTCATCATTATAAGTTTCAAGTGTTGTATTACTTGAATTGATTTTTACTTGTGGAAATGCACCTAGCTGATCAATGTTCTTATAGTCAGCACTATTTGGCTGAACGTTATCAACATCGGTATTATAAAAGATATAGGTATTTCCACCGTGGAAAATTGACGACATTATATTACCTCGTAATGTAATTTAACTGAATTGTTAACATCAAGGTATTTATGCCAGATGTAGGATCTGTATCTTCTGCGATGGAAATAATCGTTACTGTACCGACTTGTACATCAATATCAGTTGAAAAGCTTTTTTGAAAATCCACATCACGTACATGATCGTAAATGCTAGTCATTACTTCCTTTACGGTTTGTTCCTCTTTTGAAGTACAGACAATATCGAAAGTGAGTGTGCTGTAAGCACTGTTACCCATCGCGATATTTTCATTTTGTTCTAATAGATTGGTAATTACTAAAATGTAATCTGCCGCGTCTTGATTGATAGTGGTTGCTTTTCTTACCTGTAAACCCAACGAAAAAAGGGAATCACTTACATGATTCTTTATTTTTAGAATGTTCATGCTTATGACTCCCGAAAGTAGACATTGATTACCCCTGAGAGGTCATCAATAATGTTATAGACAACTTGTGTTTTATCGTTATACGTGAAAGTATTTTGATAATTCATCAAGCCTTTTTTTGTTGTTAGGTAGGTTTCTTGTGTCTCTACAAAACCTTCTTGAGTTTCAATAGCGACAGTTTGAGATTCAAAAATAACTGTGATTGTTGAACCATTATCTAGTAACAATGGTTCCCCAAAAGTATCAATCAAGGCGTTTAATTGTGAATTACTAAACGCCCTCATGATTATGCACCAGTAGAAACAGTTAGAACATAGAAGGATTCTGGACGTGCAACTTTGGTATCCATTGTTGCCCAGATACGTAAATATAGACCACCACGATTCCGGGAAGTTGAGTTGTCCCTATCTAGCTCAACATCATTACCCCATTGTGCGATGACGATCTGTGAGAAGTCACCTAGGATTATTTGGCCGTCTACAACTAGGGTTGATTCGATTACAGGAATTTCACCAGCTAGTAGTTGATTGTCACCAGTACCTTCTACTAGGAATTTAGCAGCGGTGTTACCTTTAACTACCTGCTTACGTAGGGTTGCACGGGTTTTTGGACTCATAACAGCAACAACAGAACTTGAAGCGACGTTTTTTGAGCCTAGTTCGGCCATAGCATCAACTACTGAATCAAAATCGATTGTTGCGACAGCAGCAGTATTACCAGCAGCAATCGCTTCAGAAGCTACATTTGCAAGTACATGCTTTTCTAGTTGGGACGCACTACCCTTGATCATTGCATCAGTAGTGTAACGTTCAGCAGCAGCACTTGATTTCATCATGATACGGGTTAGGTATACAGAACCGGTAAAATCAGTTGGTTCTAGAGTTACTTTACCAAAAGCTGGGGTAGCTTCAGGTGAAATACCGTCTTCAGTTACGAAACCGAAAGCATCGGTGAAATCGCCGTTTAGTGCTGGTAGAGATAGTTTACCGTCACCTTCCAGACCAGAGATTACGGTTAGAGGAAATTTAGCAAGTACAGAGTTAGCACGTAGAATATCGATGTATGAATCATACGCGATAGTCTCTTGAATTAGGTTTGCACCGGTAGTGGTGTTTACAGCACGTAGGGCATTCGCAGGAACTTTAACACCACGAGTACCCATGTCTAAGCCTTCGATTTCTGCGTCTAGGTTTGACATTACGCGTAGGCTGTTTTGTAGAGAAAATTTATTTTCCATAATATTATGTTCATCCTTGATAGGTTGTTTAAGTTGACGTTTGAAATCTTCAACGCTAATTCCATTAGCAATAGCTTCAGTTACGTCTAATTTTAAAACGCGTGCCATTCCGTTTAATTCGGCAATGCGTTGTTCTTCATTTTTATTTATCAACTCTGAAACTTCAGATTTGATTTCTTCAGCGACTTCTTCAATAGCTTCTACTACATCAGAAATTACTTCTTTTACTTCATCAACAGTTTCTTCGATTGGGGATTTGTTGATTTCATCTGATGTTTCAACTTCTGATATTTCTTCCGCTACGGGTTCTTCATTGACTGGTTCAGAATTGTTTTCTGATTGATCATCTTCTAATGAACGTCCAACACCTACTAGATCATCAGCGGGTACAGATACCATCGAGATTTCATAAGGCGACCATTTAGTAACTAGTAGATTATCACCATCAATTTGATAATCGTTGATTTCATAACCAACAGAAACTTTTCGCAAAGTTCCTTCTACAACCATTTGATATTTTTCATCACCCATACCTATAGAACTAAAACGTACTAACGCACGCCCTACTCTATCGGGATCAATACTGGCATCTTCTACAACGCCAATATGCTGATCAAAATCGTGATTGAATAGAAGGGCTGCACCGTTGTTGAGACGGGAAAGATTTACAGCTTCTGCGGTATGAAGTAAGATTTCGTTATAATCTTTACCATTGATACAACGAATAACAGGTGTTTCTGAACTGAAAGCAATTAGTACTTCACGATTATCATTAGTCGGTAGTTCCTGTACTCTCATCTCCCGCTTCTGGTTTTTCTTCAATTCCATTTGAATTTTCTTCCTGTATTTGCTTAAACACTACATCTGGCGAATACCCCATTTCGTGAATAATTTGTTGTTTTGATTTAAGTCCTGCATCAAGTAACATAATTTCATATTGAGCATCTTTAACCGGATCTATTGAGATAGTTTTAACGGGAATGTAATGGGCAATAATCAAATCATCAAAGTCACTAAAGCGGCCTAACTTAGTATTATTTAGTAATTCATTAGCAAGCCAGTTTGAGTAAATCTTTTTCAGTACACGAGCAATCATTACGTTACTACGAGTTTTGAAAGTGGTTTGTTGCAGGCGATCCGATAACTTTGCAGCACTGAATGAACTATTTGAAGTATCACCCATGAGATTCATTTTTGTGATTCCCAGTGACATACTGATCTGATTCATTAAGTTATTAACGAAATCATTGATCCCATCTACACCAGCATTTGGATTTACAGCCTTAATATCCTGACCGGGATTTAACTCATAGATTGCCCCTGCTTCTAAGTACTCGTAATTTATTCGGGTTTCTTCATCTTCAAGATAATAATCGCTCTGATTTGCATTAGTAATAAAACTAGTTGTGGACGCTGCCACTTTTTTACTTACGAGTGTCGCGGCAATATACTCTTGTAGTTCTTGTAGTACCTTTTGACCAGCAAACAAATCAGGTATTCCGCGTTCCTGATTAGGAAATTCAGGAACAAAGTAGTGAATGATTTCTTCTGCCGGTACTCGCTCATAACTACCTGTATCAATCTGGTAAGTAATGGGATTGTAGTCATGAATATAATACGCTACTGGTTTACGGGTAGTACCATCAAATTCAATTGAATTACTGTAATAGCCCGTCTTAGTCCATCCATAGCGAGTATTAACAAGGCGTGCTGCGTCGATAATTTCAAGTTGTGTACCGCGACAGCGAATAAAAACTTCGCCATCTCTGGCACGTGTTTTTTCAACAACCCCCTGGAACAAATCAATACTTAGTTGTCCATCAAAACTGAATTGTTCTGGATCTTCCGCATAACGATAGAATAGTTTTTCAATCAGTTGGTTGGTCTGGCTGTTATCAGTACCAGGAACACCAATTTCAACTGCGGGCTTAATGGTGATCCCATCAGCACCTACTACACCATCGGCACACTTCTGAATGTAATTCTTTGCGATGGGGTTGTTTAGAGAGAGTTCACGCGACTTGTTACGGATATGGGTTAGTGTAAATTTTAGTACCGAGTTAATGTCTGTACTTGCTACACCAGCTACGCCAAAATCAATAATTGGTTTACTACCATTAGTAATAGAGCGTTTTAACTCGTTATTACCAATCTGTTTTGTTTCTGTATGTCTTTTTTGTGGTTTAGATTGTGGTTGTACTTCTTGTTGTACTTCCGCTTTCTTCCTTGAAAGCCATTTCATATTATCCCCCCTTGAATACTGTTACTGATTTAAAAATGCCAGATTTACCACGAATTTTGTTTACCTTTTTGATATACATTGCACGTAAGGAAAGCAATGAATCTAAAGATGAATTAACAATCGTCTTATTATTAATAGTAATTTGGCTAATTGCGTTCTTTGCACGATCTTCTAATACCTGATCAATTTCCTTAATCATGGTTAGTGCATCATTTAATGCATCCATAGAAGCGAGCGGATCGACAATTTCAACAGCAGAAATAGAAATAGCACCGTTAACATTAGATACAACCGTATAGTTACCTGAAACAAAATTAGCAGTATCAACGATTATGTTAGTACTTGCCGATAAGAGATTTTCAACTTCATATACTGTTGTTGTTTTATCACCGATGATAATCTTAGTATGAGCGGGAAGAGTTAGAGTGAATTTTTCACCTATGTAAATTAATTCTTTCATATCATTCCTTAATTAAACCAGTTATTACGCCTCCTTTGTGGTTGTTCACTTTTTTGACGTAATTGTTTTGGTTGTTCTTCCGTGTATTTATTATTTTCAACACCTTTAGATTTTTGCTTTGCAACAAATTCTCTTAGTGTTTTATAGGGTTGTGAACCTAACCTACTTAGATAGTACTCTTTCGCTATTAGGCAATAATTTAAACAGTCTAGGGACTCATTCCTTTTATGTGTTTTTTTCATTACCCAATAAAGGTTATCACCCTTACGTTTCAACTCTTCTGAGGTTAATTGTTCGAAATAATCATCTGGTAAGCCTGAAGTGAAATGTAGTTGTGTTGGCATTTCTTCCCTGTCTTCACTGACAGCAGCATTGAGCAATCTTCGTATGGTGTTCTTACCTTCATTGACGTTGAGCATTAGCAGTTCATGCCCGCCACTACGACTTGCTTTGAACAGGTCACCGCTTGCTGAAGAACTACCCTTAATGGCTATAACGTTCTTCCGTGTACTGGCGTATCGGTAGATAGTGGCTGTAGCGTTCCCGTTACTACTGTCGATGAACGAACCAAGTACTTTAACCGGACGTCCTGAGACGGTCCTAAGAGGTGCATTGATGAAGGTATCAAGTTCTGTATATGCCTTTGCACCGGGCTTAGTACAATCCGGTGCGTAGAAGCTTCGGTGATCCAGTACGTACACCCTCTTTTCACTGAACCCAATGGTAGTTACTTCGAGACGATCTAATTGCTGATCGATACCATGCGTTACTGCAAGTACATCATCAGGTATGTTCCTAACATCAAAAGTACTATCACGTAGGTTTTCGAGTAGAAGACTGTCTATCTCAGCATTCATTTCATCATCAAACGGCAGGCCCAGCTCGTTGTTGTAGAAACTCTGTAAGTTGAATTCAAAGTGTGCCGTTGCGAATGACTGTACTAACTTCTTTATCGTTGTAATCGGTGAATAGAGTCTTGAGATCTGAAACCCTGCTACATCTTTTACTTCTGGATTAGTTGCTATCCAGCGGCCTTGTTTAACCATACGTACACGTTGTGCTTCAGTGATTTCCCCTTCACATGCAGGACAAACAAGACGTGCTGTTTCTTCATCTGGTATTGCACGTCTACCACCGTTGATTTGCTTGAACTCAAATCGGACGTTTTCCCATTCCAGTGTATGCTCATGTTCACAGTGTGGGCATGGTACAAAGAAACGGCGTTGATCACTTAGGAGGTATTCAGTACAGATCAAATCATCTTTCAGCTTTGGTGTACTGGCTACCATTACAAGACCATCAGTAAAGGTACTGGCACGTTGTTCAGCAAGTCTTAGGGGATTACCTTCTTCACCATCTGCTTCAACGTTACTTACCTCATCCAAAAAAAGTCTTTTTATTGTTTTTCCGCGTAATGTACTTGCAGCATTTAAGTTCAACCAGTACAGGAAACTACCATCGATCATCTGGGTTTGATCTGCGTTATTCGCAAAATTCTTATTATTCTTGTCAGTAACTATCTGACTAAGTATTTCTGAACGAGCAATGACGTTATCAAATTTGCCTGTTTTCATTAGTTTCACTTCCTTGCCTGTACTGGAAGCGAAAGCCATATTGCTATTGTCATTCGCCATAAAATACATGGCGGCATTTAGCATTACTGTTGTCTTGAGAAGTTGAGCACTACTTTGTAAAACGCATTTACGGTAATTTTGATTAGTTATAATATCGAGTGGTTCTTTCTGGAATTCAAAGAGGCTTAATCTTTGTCCACCCATTGGCCCATCTGGGAAAGTTAGATTTTCTTCACACCATTCACTCGGTTTCATCTTCTTCGGTGGAAGAATTTTCTTCACTGCCCGATTCAATATTTTCGTTAACTTGTCCTTGTTCATGTTCTTCCTCTGGCATCTCATATTCCTGATTGCCAATTTCATTCAGTACTTCATCAATGAAGCCTGCTAATTTAGTTTTAAGTGCTAGTGCATCCTCTGATTCAAAGAGTTCGATGTAATGCTTCTGTGGGATTGTACGTAGGTAGTTCTTCAATTGGCTGAAGTACTCGGAAAGCGAGGATTCAAGGTAGCCTACATCGACTACCTGCCCAAGCTGACGATCAAGTTCTAACTCTGCCTGACTCGCTTCTGCCTGTAGCTTACGTAGCTTCTCGCGATCCATCTGTTCGCGTAAGTCTGTTTCACGTAGGGGTTTTAATACTTCCTGAACTACCCATGCACGGATCTGTACTTCAGGCCAGGACATATCAAGCCCTTTTGGTATCCATGACTGGCGTATTGTGGATTCATCGTAGCCGTACTGTAGGGCAAGAGAACGTATTGAAATGGTATTACTCATAGTTATTCCTTCAAATTTAACTATGAGTATTTATGAGAAAAGAAATTATTTGCAGGGATAAACGTATTCCAGTGCACGAATAGCAACTAATTCCACTGGCGACTTCATTAACATATTTTTGTCATCGCTGTTAGCAAGTAGGTAATTGCTTATAGCAGCGGACATTACACGATCATTAAAGTTCTGATTTGGAGGCGGACAGAAAAACTCTTGCCGTTGCTGTACACCTAGCTCGGCATTAGCGAACAAAAGGGACATAACAACCCCATTCATATAAGCATTAAAAACATTTTGCTGATTCTCTGTCAGTTTAGATGTATTCAACTTGATAAAAGTTTCTGTATCCATAGCTGCATTAGCTGTACTAGTTAAGAATAATGCCAGTGTGAAAATTATTTTTTTCATGTTAAGAACTTCCTTTTTATACTGTTTTTTGAACTTCTATTAATTTTAAGGCGGTCTTATTTTTTCAGATACTCATGCCATAATCAAGGTGCGGGTAATCTTAAAAATGTCATATATAAATTTTAAAACTTGCTGCGAAACTCCCCGATCTTCGCCGAACGCTGGAGAACCTTTTATAGCCAGTATAAAGCATGTTGTGTTATACTAAATCCTTCACACAAAGGAATGGTTATGAATTCAAATCTTATCCAATCGATTGTTGATGAATGTCACCGTATTGAAGAAGATTCACTCTACTCTTCAAAGTCCCATTACAATGTATCTGATAGGTGGGATAAATTTAATCTTATTTTAGGTGTCCCATTAGGCATTTTAACGGCACTAAGTGGATTAGCGGCCATCAAAAATAGTACTATAATTGTGGTTTTCATCTCTATTCTTGCAACGGTGTTGACCTCTCTAAATACGTCATTAAACCCTAGTAAACGTTCGGCCTTACATAAGGCCTCAGCAAACGAATATAACAAATTAAAAAACGACGTTAGAATCTTCCGAGAAATAGAGTTGATTGATAATGATTTTAGTGACAAAGAATTAAAAGAGAAGATAGTTTATTTTTCTAACCGTAGAAGTCAGCTTAACTCAAGCTCACCTAACATACCTTCTTGGGCGTATAAGAAAACACAATCTGATGTAAAAAATGGGTTTACAAAGTATCAAATTGACAAGGAGTAATTATGACTGTCGGCACTCATTTAGAATTAATAAAAAATAATGCTTACCAACGTGACTTAACTATCTCCAACTCTATTAGCACACTTCAGAGAAGACTGAACTCTTGTTTCCCTGGTCAGTTGCATAGCCATTTTAAATTTGGTTCGTTCACTCGCGACACAATGCTTCCACGATCATATGACCCTAAATCAGACGTTGATTACATGGTTGTGTTTAATAACGTGATTTACACCCCTCAAACTTATCTCAATAAGCTAAAGAATTTCGCCTCTCGTTACTACAGCACATCAGAATTGAAACAAAGCCACCCCACTATTCAACTCAACCTAAACCACATAACATTTGAGCTAGTACCTGCCTCATACAGTGGCCTATTTGGTTATCAAATACCCTCAAAAAATGATTTAACTGGAAAATGGATGAATACCGATCCTAATGCTTTCAACTCAGAATTAACCATATGCAATAGAAATAATTCAAGTATGATTAAGCCGCTCATTAGAATCCTCAAATATTGGAATGCTAACGCAGGTCACGTATTCGATTCATATGAATTAGAAAAGATCATTGTTAAGTTCAACTTCTATTGGTGCTCTACTTTAAAAGATTATTTCTACACTGCCGTTCAGCAACTCCCTGATTTTCATTACATGCAAGCCTGGAAACAAGAGAGAATCTCGCGTTTAAAAAGTTGCATATCTTTAGCAAAACACTATGAACAACAAGGCAATCATTTTTTAGCAGAAACAGAGATTAAAAAAGTAATACCTTGAGTTTTCAACATTGTTTGATGTTTCTGAAGGATGAAGATGGATTTCACTCATTATCCATTTTGAATATCTATCTTCTTTAAATTTCAAAATGTACTATTTGAGTACTGGCACGCTTTGGCTCTCGCTCTACATGGTCATTGTATGAGTGCAGGTCTGCTATTCGTACTTCATTGATCACACATCCACTACTGGACTGTTCATCAAAGTAAGCCTTGTTATAGTGGCACTGGCTCTGGAACTGTGGACGATAGTATTTCACCCCGTTCCTCATACCTGCATCAAACAGTACTACCGCCTGTTGGTCTACATAGCCTACATAGGCTTTGTCCATCCATGAGTGATGAACTGAAGAACATGCAGAGGTGAGTAACATCACGCCTGCTATGATTAGTTTTTTCATTTTATGGTTCCTAGTTTTTTTGTTTTATTTAGAGCAATGTTTGTACCTTTGAAAACGGTACTGAACGGTACAGATAACCTTGTACGCCCCATATACAGCCCATTAACCTTCGAATGAACATTGCTAAATTAGGATTTTGTCGAATATAAATTAGCTGGCCTTTCATTTAAAATAAAGAATTAACAGCACATTTCAAAATCAAGAGAAAAAATGGCAAATTACATACAAGAATACCAACAAAAAGTTCAATATGAAAAGGAATGTTTGGAGCAATGCTATAATAAAATAGTTAATTTTGTATTATTTCACAAAGCAGAGATTGATAAGTCAATTAAAGAGAACAAGACGCATAATGGGAAATGGATAAATGGACGTTATCGCCCTTACGTTTCATATGTTTTTGATTTGCCTAATGATCTTTACAAACTACAAGATGGTATGAGATTTTTACCTTCACACCTTACCAACATTTTGCTACATCCTAATTTAAAATTTCTTATTAATAAGTTAAAAGAAATATCTGATGAAATCATACCCTTCATTTATCATTACTCTAGTTATGAAGATCTTCATAATTTTTTACCCACCGGCCATACAGATTTTATGTTACCAAACTATAGAATGGTGGAAAGAGAAGATAATTTTTATGAAAAAGAAAGAAGCGATAAAGATATTACCAGCATTCGAGTTACCAACTCAAAGAAAAAAGCTAGAGCTGAGTTAGAAGAAGGCTACTTATATTACGTTGAAAATAATAGCCTTTTAAAAATACCCAGACCTCATAAAGAATGCTATGCAATTGTATTATTAAACCAATCTCTAGAAAGATTGCGTGACTTTATAATGATTAATCATATGGATGATCTGTTCGATGAACTAAATGTTGTTGACAGAAAGAGTAACATAACGCTAACCATCCCTTATGAATCTTGGTCAAAATGTTCTGAATTCCTTAAAAATTTTGAAAGTAATATTCATGACTGGGAAATTAAATATCTTGAGTTAGAATTAAGAAAAGAATTTCGTTCCTACTATTATAATGATAAATGGTTAAACGGCAATTCACCCTATGATTTATCTTTTAAAATAAAATTTTTTGAATATAGTAAAAAAATAACCATTCAATATATAGAATTTGGTGAATTATACATTGAAGAATATGATATTGGTGATAGGTACGACATTTCAGATATGTGA